GTTAAATAGTTATTATGTTGCGGGTATACGTCACCGTTTGTGTTCGTTGTATACTCAGGAAATAAACTATTGTTTTTACAAATATAGTCTAAAAACCTTTGTGAATACGATTCTGCAATACGTTTTTCTTTCTCTATTAGGTAGTCAACTTCCTCCTTAGATACGATTTCACTATTCTCCGATTGGTGTTTATATATCCCCTTGTTACTAATTGTGTAAGCGCAAAAAGGCAAATATTCAACCATTGTGAAATGAATCAACATCGGCTTTAAATAGGACCTTACAAGGGTTATGTAATTACCCGACAAAGTGTTATTGGTAATATCTGTTTTTATCTTATCCAATAGCTTACTACCCGTGTATTGTTGAATCCAAATATTTTGTGCAACCAATACGAATTGAATCACTTTATCAACGTCTGTATTTGCGTTAAGTGAAGTGTATTCTTGTAGGTCTTTTTTTGATATTAATAGTGCTTCTGCCATGTCTTAAAATTATTTAGGTAAAAATCCCTTATTAGGCATATCAATCGGTCGTGTGTAAACAAGTTTGTTGTTTGTAGGTGCAATTTCACCTTGTTTACGAGTTTGTGACGGTGTAAACTTTTTAGCAAGTGGTGAATTAATGTCCGACTTTCTTAAATAAGTTTCTCTCACCCATTTATGGTGGCAAGCTCCACCTCCCTTATATAACCATATAGAATAATTATCAGCTCCTTTAGGTCCAAATCCTTTGTTTACTGCCTCAGATTCCATTCTGATTATATCTTCCTTACGATAAACTTTATTCGCTTGAGTCATCTTTTTACAGAATAATCTTGAGTCATCAGAAGTATCACCTGTATATCTGTAACGATGTTTAAACATTTTCCCATCTTGTTCTGATGTTGCGTTTGGTCGTGCTGTACCCGTTTTCACAAAGTTTAAAACCTTAGAAAGTGTTGTAGGGTTGTTTAGTTTTTCAAGCTCTGCATCCAACTCATCCTCTAACTCATAATCAACCTCTCTACTATCAACTAATACCCATTCATCTAAATCAATATCCTCCCCATATTTCGCAACGTCTAAATCATCCTGCGCACTCATTTTTACCTCTTGTGCAGGCTGTGGATCATCTCCTTGTAAAGGATTCAACGTTTTAAACTTAAGGTTAAGTGAAACACCATTAAACGAAAGTATCTTTTTAACCATTTCAACTATCATTTGTTGCTTTGGCTTTATTACCATGTTTTCAAACAATATCGCTCCCGTTTTCATCTCGTCAGCATTACTACTAAATCCTGTAGCAACCGATACACCAAACAATAAAGGAGTAGTAACGTTATGTGAACGTAATATTTTAAATGTAGCCTCTTCACTTAAGTAATTGTAGTGACTTGGTGCATCGTTCAAAGGTATTGAATCAACAGTTGTTTTTGTATTCTCGTTTTCGTTAAATGATATTACAACTTTTTTACCTTTTGAACCTGTAAGCTTACTAATTACTTGAGCTGAAATTTCATCCTTCATCTCGTCCGTTGGGGTACCATTGTTAAAATTTACGATACTGGTAGGTGCAAAGGAGTTACTAACCTCATTAATAAGATATTCCGCTATTTTCTCTTCTAACAATGCGTAATCAATACCACCTTGGTAATCTACATTTGAAAAGTATTTCATCCCAGCACTATAAGGCGCTAAATATAAAATCTCTACTTCTTTTTTAGATGTTCCAAAAGCATCAAATCTTTTAGGCACATACTTCTTTGGGTCAGTCCAATTGTCAGAATAGAAATACCCTACAATGTCACCATCTTTGTTACATTTCTCAGGTCTTAATAACTGAATAGGTGTGTGAAAAGCCCTTGTAATAGCCTTATGTCCTTTATCGTAATGAATCTGTAAGGCACATTGACCTAATGCGTACAAATCAAATATAATACGTCTTAAATCATCCTCCTTAAGAATAGATAATAGTTGCGCCCATTCGTTTGGCTTCATTGAACTATCCGTAGCTGTTAAGCCTTGACCATATATTAGTCTACAAATGTTATTTATAACCGCATTATTCGTAGCTGAATTGCTGTATCGGTCGATTAAGAATTGATAGTAGTTATTATCTTCACCATATTCAACCCACTCATTCTTGTTATTCTCAACAATTACAGGCGCTGTATAAGATGATAATTGTATAATATTATTCATAAATTATAAATTCGTTTGTTGTTACCGTTTGAGTAAAGTTCGAGCTTGGATTATCAGTACAGAATACACGTCCGTAAAATCGTATATCGTTTGTTTTTCCAATCTTGCAAATATACGTATGTCCTTCAATTAACGCAAATGTAGCTGTTGCAGTATGGTAATAATCACCCGTTGCATATGTAGTGATATTAATCGTTGTGGTGACGTTTGTTTGTTCGTCTGTTAGAAATATCTTATCCGAGTTCCCCGAACCTTCACGTGGGATAAAATAAACCGTTTGCGGTGATGTGGATGTTGTTAATACTATCATGTAATAGTATAACTAAAAAAGAGTGTTTTTGTTGCAAAAAAAAGAGGGGCTATTAAACCCCTCCGTGTATTAACTTGTTACAATTACTGAAGCTGTTTGTCCTCCTGATGGGTCAATGTCATAATAAAATGAACTTGTACCATTTTCAACGAATTGCGAAGGTAGTAGCTCTTCACCTTGGAATGTCAAGGAATATCCGCTAAAATCACCCAAAGCACCTCCATTATTGATACTTCCTGCTGTTAAATCACAACCTCTCAAAAGTCCAACTAAGAAAAATTGTCCTTCGTTGTTTTCAACTAAAATCCTTGGTTTTGCATATGCTAATGTCTTAACTGCGTTATGCGTTGCAATGTCCTGTTTTTTTAATTTAATAGTCAATGTTTGCCTAAAGAATGTAGTACCATTTTCACGTGATGTAACAATTTCTTGGTCGTAAACATTTTCGTTAGATTTCAATTCAAATTTATAAAGATACTGCACGAAGTTTACATATTCGATAGCCTCACCAAAGTAGTCATCTACTGCATAAACTCCGGGGCTTGTTTCTTTATAAATAAAATTAGCTGTTATATCTTCATTAATGAAGTAAACATTGCGTAACCCTCCAAGGCTGTCCTTGCATGGCTCTATACGTCCTATGGTTAAGTTGCAAGCCATGACTAAGCAGTTACAATTGTAGCGCCTGTGAAACAATCAGATACGATAGTCGCAGCACTTGTAATGTCCGTAAACGGTGCTGGTAAAGCCTCTTCAGCGGTAAATGTTAAAGAATAACCGTTAAAATCACCTAAAGCACCACCATTGTTAATAGAACCCGCTGTCAAATCTGCACCTCTATACAATCCCATCAAAAAGAATTGACCGTTGTTATTTTCAATTAGGACGTGAGGTCGACTATAGGCCAAAAGTTTAATTTCTTTGTGAGTCGTTGCGTCTTGTTTTTTAAGTTTGATTGTTAACGTTTGTCTAAAGAATGTTGTACCCGCTTCACGGCTTGATACGATTTCCTGGTCAAATACGTTTTCGTTTGACTTTAACTCATACTTATATAAGTTATCCACGTTTGTTACTGCTGTTATTAAATCATTTGAGAAAGTAACGTCTGCAGGTAAGATTTGGTAATTAATGAAGTAAACAGCTTTGAGTCCTCCGATTGCCTCTTTACATGCTTCTGCTCTTCCTATTGTTAAATTGCAAGCCATATGTTTATATTTTAAAGTTTAAAAAAAAAGGGGAGGGACTTTTAGCTCCTCCCCCGTGTAACTTATTGGTTATTACTAATTTGCGGAATTCGTGATTCCGTAAGTTACGATATCAGAAACTGAATGATAGTTAACAGCCATTCCAGCACGTAATACGAAACGTACATTTTGGTCACCTAATGTATCAGCAGTATCGATAACTCTGATTTCGTTAGAATCATTTAATAAACCGCAACCAAAAAACAAGTTAGAAGTCTCAGCAGCAATTGCAACGTTAGACGCTAATCCGTTAGCTACGAATAATGGAATACCATCAAAAGTAACATCACCACCATTGTACCAAGTTGTTCCCTTAGCATCAACACCTGCGTTAGATGTAGCAGCAACTGAGAAACCACCTAATGCTCTTACGTAAGCTCTCATAATATTTTGAGAAACGTAGATTTTCAAGTCAGTAGAACCGTACAAAGCAGCCGGAATTGCATCGACAATTTTTCCTAACTCAGCCACAACATTCGCCGATGTAACCGTAGTGGAAGCAATTTCTTGAGCAGTTGGTAAAGCAGCATCAGCAGCTAACAATGTACAAATACCATCGATTTGACCTGCAGTTGCGTTAGCACCTCTCCAAATAGAAACCTCAACAGATGAAGCAACTTTCTCAGTGATGTAAGCTAAGAAGTAATCTACAAAAGATTTAGCTAAAACTTTGTTTGCAGAGAATCCCATCTCTTCCGCCTGCCAAGAACTGATAAAGTCTTTTTTGCACAAAGTCAAATTTACTTGAAATTGCTCTAATGTCAAAGAACGTTCTGTAATAGTTACAGTTGACAATGGGTCAAAATCACACGTTGCGTTTTTCAATAGGTCGTCTGTACCTAATTTAAACATTGTTGTTTTGTAAGCAATGTTAGGAATGATTGTCATACCTCCATTTGCCAATGTGTTACCGCTTAATAAAGCAGCCTTTACCCATAGTTTAGAATCTTGTCCAACGTATGAAGTAGTTAACGATGTAGTTGTAGCCATCTTTGTTTATTTATTTGTTATTGTAAATTGTTTCTAAAATTGAATCACGAATTGAACGTGTTTTGTTTGGTGATAGGTCAAAGTGTTGAATCTCTTCAACGTTCTCAGGATTGAACTGAATTGGTTTAGGCTCTTCAGCTTTGAACTCAACGATGTCCGTTGGTTGCTCTTCCTCTTTTACTTCCAATGCTGCTAACTTTGTTTCAAGCTCTTCAATCTTTGCTTTCATTTCTGCGAAGTGTTGCTCAGTGATTGACACAACTTTTTTCGGTTGCTTTACTTCAACTTCGGGAGTTACATCAGCCTCAACAGGCATCTCTTCCTCTTCAGTTTCTTTTGGCATCTCTTCGATTGAAGCTATCATTCCTTTTTCTTCAACGATAAGTAAACGACCATCTTCAAGCTCGTATTTACCAACTTCCAAAGGCACCGCTTCGCTATCAGGCACTAAAATCATAACACTCGCTCCAGCTTCAAAAGAATCAGCTTCGATTACCGTGTTGCCATCGACTAACTTCATTTGCTCCAACTTAACTTCCATTCCTAAGAATGTCTTGATAGTTTTCAACGCATCTTTTATTTCTTTATTCATAAACGTTTTTCTTTAATAACTTATTTAACCTCTTTCTGTTGTAATTTGTCGTGCCTCAATGGTGTGAGTTACATTACTAATTGTTTGTTGTTCTGTATTTCCAACACCTTGTGACTTACCATCACAACACTCTTTTGAATACGTGCCATCTTTACATTGGCATCCTTTTTTACCTGATTTTCTCATAACATTAATAAATTACCGATTTGATTTGTGAACCTTTTGAACTTTTCAAAGTCTATTTCTTTCTTTTTATCTTTTACAAAGTCTAAGCCTATATAAGCAACAAAGTTGTTGTTCTTAAAATATGGTGCTATTACAATGGATTGAATCCCTTGATTTAACAATGCTATTTTTGTGGCATGCTCTTCAATATCACGAACATCACAATAGTTCATTTTTTCTAACATTATTTGCTGTAAAAACATAGGGTATAAACTAACAGGGATATTCTGTAAGCTTTGAGCTTCTGAACTAATACCATTTGCACACACTTCAAATGTCATTGATTGGTGGTTTCTGTGCGTCCCATCGTAGTATTTAATTGTGTTGTGAAACTGAAATATATAAGCCCTATCTGCATCATATTTTAACATCAACTCGTTAAGCATCTGTTGAATCAAAACATTGTTGTTGATGTCCGCTTTTACCTCGTCACGTTTAACTTTTGTAATAACTACCTCAGTAACTAAAGACTTGTAATAAAAAAGAATGAAGGCAAGTAAGATTATGATTAGCACTATTGTTTTCGTCTTCCTGATTTGCTCTAAAATGTACTTGACTTCATTCATGATTATATAACTTTTATTTGTGATTTTGTTGTAAATTA